CTTTCCAACAATCAGACAGAAGATTCTATCCGGGAAGATGGTAGCAAGGCGGTAGCGCCGGAGTTAAACAACAGGATCCAGCAGATAGATGCCACACGGAAAGCCATGGAGCAAAATGCGTTGCATGAGTTTTCCGGGAATTACGATACAGAGGGAAAGCAAGCCTTTATGAAAAACTATGACGGCAGCTTAGACCTTCCGACTTATATTAAGGCGTACAATGATATCTACAATATCGCTCGATACAACTACAAGACAGGACACGAAGATTTGCGGACGGGAGCCGTAAAGACTGCAAGAATGGCATTGCTTAGCGAAGAGCAAAGAAAGGAGATTTATAAAGCCGGATTTAGGGATTTGATGGCTACAGAAAAGAATTGGAACCAGAACTTTAAGGAGCGAGTAGAAAAGAGGGAAGGCGGAGTAATGGATTCCGTTCCTCATGCTCCTAAGAATCTGACGACTGTACTTAATGCCTTGGGGAAGAATACAGGGCTTCTTTTCCGTATCACGGATTCCAAGTATGCAGACGGGGCGAATGGATCCTATGAAAAGGGAAAGGGCATTATCACAATAGACCTACAGAGTGATAATATCCTTGGCACGGTGTCCCATGAAATGACACACTGGCTGAAGGACTATAACGAGATTGCCTATCCCATGTTCCGCGGCCATGTAGTAGAAAGCCTAGTGCGTTCTTCCGGCACGGATTTTGATACGCTGAAGGAAGCCTATAGAAACAGCTACGGCCAGAACATGACAGAGGAAGAAATCGTTGATGAGATTGTAGCAGATGCTACCACTCATTTCTTGAATGATGAAAAGTTTATCGAAGAGATTACGAAAGACAAGGAAACAAAGGGATTTGCGGAAAAGATTCTGGATTGGATAAAGTCCGTCATTGATGCCTACAAGGAACTTATTTCCCATACAGGAGACAGAAGGGCAAGCCTTGCTTTACAGGAAGACTTAAAGAGATACGAAGAGGCTAGGGAACTATGGTCTTACGGTATCGAGGAAGCTACTCAGAATATGCAGAAATATGAGCCTGTTACTCATGCGGAAGATAGCGAAGCGGAACTATCTCAAGTTCAGTTGCAGAAAATTATCGAAGATGGGACTCCCCATGAGCAGTTGCTTGAGCATATTTATCAAACAGGAACTCATAATAATAGATATGTGTATATTCAAGAAACTCCGAAAATTCTTTCTAAGATTTTGGGGATTGATAGTTTGCCGATGGTTATGAATACAGAACACGTTATAACTGTGCAAGCAAAAAGTAAAGATGAGATAAAGCAAAAATTAAACATCCCTGAAGAAGCCGCACAGAAAAAAAGACCACATAATCTCACAGCGAAAGAAATACTTATTGATTCTGATGCAATGAATTCTCCGGCGTTTATTATTAGGTCTGACCATATAGATCATGATTGTAGTTTTCTTGTGGTTACGAATGAATATGACTCACAAAAAGATAGAGTCATTCTAGCTATAAAGCCTTCAGATCATTTTAACTATGCAAGAATAAGTATTGTATCTAACAGAATAAAATCGATGTATGGAAAGGAAGATTTTTCAGAATTTTTAAAGGATAACAAAAATAATCTACTATATATTGAGCCAAGTGAAAGAAAAAAGCAGTATAAAGTGAAACAAAAAAACAGAGGCACAGCCCCAGTTTCGCTTAACCTGGTCTTACCCGCAACCTCTGTTGTTGGGTTAAATTTAGCACGCTTCCAAATGGATGTCAATAAAATTCTTCAGAATGTAGACCCGAAGTCGAGAAGCAATTCAAATAAAGTTGAACCGTATTTCCAAAATGAATTGCAGAATTTTACTAATTCACAGTCCAATAATACAAAAGATTCAACTACTGGAGATACAACATCGGCGAACGAAATTCTTCACCAGCTTGATATTTCCGAAGAATACTATCATGCGCTGGAGGAGGAAAACAGCGAACTGAAGAAAGCGAACAACTATCTAAGCGAAGTCTTAAACGCTGAGAAATCCCATGTTCCCTCTCAATCTGATGTGAGAAAGACAGCGGATAGAATGCTGGACGAGTTCAAATCTTCCTTCAAGAAAAGCGACTTAGTGGAGCAGTTGACGGGGCTCTATCAGTACCTTAAGGAAAGCAAGAACATTGACGGCGGAGAGGTAACAAGGGTAAGCCGTTCTATCGCTAGGGAAGTTATCGACAATGCCCAGTATCAAGATGAGGACGAAGTAAGGGAGTACAAGGCATTCAAGGGATTCTTTGATAAGCGGCCTTTGTATATTCCGGAAGAGTATATCGAGGATATTTACCCGGACGGATTCGGCGCATTACGGAAGAAGTATTTTGGCAAGGTGGATATCCGAAAGGCTAACGCGGATCATCAGAACAATATCTATGATATTTACAGAGAGCTGCAGCATGAGTTCCCCAACCAATTCCCGGAACATGACTTTACCAGCAACGATGCAGACGTTGCCTTAGAGATTCTGGACGGATTCGAGCAGTTGCGCCCCAAGGACTATGAGCATTTCCCCGGAGAGGAATACAATCATGCTGTAGACAGATTGGCGGACGAGATTTTTAATGCCTATTTCGAGGTAGGAGAGGAGAGTTTAAACAACAAGTACAAGAAGAGTTATAAGAAGCTTAAGGAAGATGCAAGGGCAAGCCTTGAACAGGAGTACAGAGAGAAGTACGAGGCTAAGATTGAAAAGTACATTGCCAAGGCAGAGAAGAAGGACGAAAAGAGCGTTGCCAGAATCAAGGCATTAAGAGCGGACTACAAGGATAGTCTTATTGACTATGATACCTTTATCCGGGAAGAAGCTAGGATCCTGAAGAAAACCGGACTGGAGTATCAAGCCAGAAGGGAACTGCACCAAGCGTATAGGGAGAAACAGGACGAACAGCGCCATAGACAGATTTACAAGAGGGAAATTGTAAGGGATTCTAAGGCTTTAATGAACATGGCCGTAAATCCTACGGATAATCTGCACGTGCCTAAGGTACTTTTGAAAGACCTTGTGCCGGTGCTTTCCTCTGTAGATTTTTCCTCTGTGAATACTTATGACGGGAAGATTCCTAAAATCAGCATGACGGCTGGGGAGTTTGCAAAGAACCTTGAGACATTGAATAAGCGACTGACGGAAGCAGAGGAAAACGGCGGAGTATTCACCGAAGAAGACGGCAAGGGAATGTATCTTGATATTGATCCAGACTTGCGGGCAAGCCTTCAGGAAGTGCAAGAGGCAGTCAAAGGGATTGATGGCAATATGAACCGCCTGTCTACCGAACAGCTTCAGACCTTGAGAAACAGCTTACGAGGACTGAAGAAGATTGTGGAAAGCCAGAATCAGTTTATTTCCAATACTCTTAATGCAAAGGTTTCCGAAGTGGCAAACGAGGTTATCAATGAGTTCGCAAGCCAAAAGACAGGTATAGACTGGAATAGTAAAACGCATGAATTTTTAAATTATAATATGCTGGATGCCTATAGCTTTTTCCATGAGATGGGAGACGGCGGAAAGAAGGTCTATAAACTCCTTAGAGCGGCACGAGATAAAAAGACTGTAGCCTTGAATCAAGTAGAGAACCGCTTCAAGGAAGCCATGAAAGAAAACCATATCAAGACAAAGGATATAACTAAGCTTTCCAATGATACATTTACCTTTGCCGCCCATTCTGTAAGGGGCAATGCAAAGGCGGAAGCTACCATGACGAAAGCCCAGCTTATGTCTATGTATCTTTATAACCTAAGAGACCAGGCAAGAATGCATATGTACGGAGAAAGGACAGATGCAGAGACCGGAAGAAAGTATATCGAGGAGAAACTCGGCGGGTTCAAAATTGTAGGCAAGAAGATACTAGGGGTGACTATTAGAGACGAGAATGTTTATAAACTGACTGAAGCGGAAGTCAATGCCCTTGTGGATGAGCATTTGACAGACAATGAAAAAACTTTTGCGGATAGCATTGGGAAAATCCTGTCTATTGATGTAGCAAAGTTCGGAAATGAAGCCAGCAATGCGGTATATGGCTATGACAAGTTCACGGAAAAGAACTATTTCCCTATCAAGGTGGATAAAGATACCATTGATATGAAGAATAGCGACCTTGAAAGGAATATGTCTACGCTGAAGAATAAGGGAATGACTAAATCCCTTCAGAAAGAAGCTTACAATCCGCTGATCGTGGATGATATTTTTGAAGTGATGATGAAGCACGTGGATGAAATGACTTCTTACGGCGCATATTTCCCAGCCATTACCGATATGCAGAAGTTTTATAACATGAAGGACGAGACAGGCAATTCCGTTCATAGAGAGCTTTCCAGAGTTATGGGTAATGGCGGAACAAATTACTACATGAATCTGCTTAGAGACCTAAATGGAAGCCGTGGAGATACGGACAATTCGGATAAATTCTCACAAGGCCTTTCCGGCTTATACAAAGGCGCGAAGGTTCTTGGCAATTTAAGAGTAGCTATCCAACAGCCCACAGCTTATGCAAGAGCGATTGCGGCCATAGAGCCAATCTATCTTGCAAAAGGTCTTAGCCTTCCTGTTACTGAAGCAAATAAGGAATGGGAACTTGCAAAGAAATATGCGCCTATTGCCCTTTGGAAGTCTATGAGCGGTTCCTTTGATATCAATATGGGAAAAGGCCTTAGACAGCAGATGACCGGGGAAGCTACTATCCGAGAGGATATAGCGAATAAAGCCGGATATATTCTGGAAAAAGGAGACGAGTTCGCATGGAAGCGCCTTTGGTACGCTGCAGAAAAGAAGGTTGAGGCTACTACTGACCTAAAGAAAGGTACGGAAGAGTATTACAAGGCGGCGGCAGATATCTTTAACGATATTATAGACAAAACGCAAGTGGTGGATTCCGTGCTGAATAGAACGGATGCCATGAAGAGTAAAAGCGGATTGACTAAATTAACTACTTCCTTTATGTCTGAGCCGTCTAAAACCTATAACATGGTTTATCGTGCTTACTCTGATTTCAAGAAGGGAAAGGGTAACGCCGGGGAATTACTTGGGGTTATGTCTGCTTATGTGCTGAATGCCGCGCTAACTGCCGCCTTTGCTTCTGTAGTTTCTGCAATGAGAAGCAGAGAAAAGGAAAAGAAGTACGGAGAGCGCTGGCTTGATGCTTTTGTGGGAGACTTTACCGATAATATCAATCCGATAGGCTACATTCCTTTTGCAAAAGACGTTGTTGAAATAGCAGTGAATACAGCTTTAAAGAAGTGGAATAACGGATCCAATGACCTTGCTACGAAGCCTATATCAGAAGCAGTTAAAGCGGTTAGTAATTTGGCAGAGATTATGGACGAAGATTCTAAGCTTAGTAAGTGGGGGAATTTTTACAAAGCAACAAATATTCTTGATGGTTTTGGAATCCCAATAAGTAACACCTTGAGAGATATGGGGGCGCTATACGATACACTTATCTATGATGTGCTGGACGACGTGAATCTCCAATATGATAGGGATAAGAAGGTCTACAACATGGAAGGAAAGAACAGCAAGGGCGATTATGTCAATGTAAAGCGTTTCCTATCTTCCGCACTAAAGGCATACACCAGAGGAGATAAGGCGCTAGGCGATAAGATTATGGCGGATTTAAAGGCAAAGCTGGGCGATGATGTAATTGAGGAAGCTATGCAGAAACAGCTAAAAGGCAATGATACGATCCAGGCAATGGCTGAAAAGAAAGCAAGCGGACAAGACTATTCAGAGGATAGGGAAACATTGCTTAGCCAAGGATTTAGTGAAGCCATGATTGATAAAGCGCTGGAGAGTGCCTATAGAAAGCAAAGTCCGATAAAGAAAGAGGATTTGGCAGAACAGCTATTTGAACAATCTGAAGGATACAAGGATAGCCTAAAGGCTTATGTCGATTACAAGAAGGCTGACGGTGTATCTGATGACAAAATCCGAAGCAGTATCAAGAGCGCGGTAACCGGCAGATACAAGGAAGCCTATCAAGCGGCCATAGGGAATCCGGCGGAATCTGATGCAATCCTTAGAAAGATTCTACGAATTACCTACGAAGGAAAACAGCTATACACCGAAAAAGACCTAAAGCAATGGGCTAAAAAATAAGGAGGAGGGGACAAGGAAACTTGTCCTTTTCTTTTTTATTGCTAGGGATTTAAAAAATAACGGATTGTATTATGGCGGTAGACATACAGGAAGGAGGAGAAGCTATGCATGGGAGAGGTTAAGGAGCTTTTTAATTTGGTTGACGTGGGAATATTCATCCAGTCGCTAGGGTGGATTTTACTTGTCCTTGTTACAGTAATTCAGAAGATTGCCCCAGAAGGGAAAAAGCCGTGGAGCATTCTTTTTTCCTTTATTGGGAAGGAAATCAATAAGGAAATGCTGGACAATCAATCCTTATTCGCCAAGAAGCTGGAAGAGCTGGACGAAAAGTTGGTAAGGGCAAATGACTCAATCGAAGAAGTAAAAGCAACGGCCGCAAAAGTACGGATCCAAAGATTTGGGGATGATTTGACAGAAGGGAAAAACGTGGAGAAGGACAGGTTCATTCAAGTATTCGAGGATATCAAGTGCTATAGCGACTATTGCAAGGAACATCGGAAATTTGATACCCCCATGATGGAAAGCGTTACGCGGTTCATTATGGAACAATACGACAAGAAGCTAAGAAGTAATGATTTTCTGCATTAGAAAGGAGAAAGAAACATGGATTTTGGAATCGGAGCAGTAGTGGAAATTACAGTGGCCGCGTATCTCATCGGTATGGGGTGCAAGGCAGTAGAGGGTTTGGATAATAAATTCATTCCCGTAATCTGCGGATTTGTCGGAGCCGTGCTTGGTGTAGTGGGAATGATGACTATGCCAGAGTTCCCGGCAAAGGATATTTTAAGTGCGGTAGCTATCGGAATTGTAAGCGGTCTTGGCGCGACTGGAGCAAATCAAGTCGGTAAGCAGCTTACACAATAATTTATATAACAGGAGGAAAGCGTATGAGTAAGAACAAGCCGTTTGAAAGGTATGAAGGCATCGACGAGGATGCCAAGGAAAAGAAAGTTCCTGCAAAGGACAACAAGGCGGACAATTCCCCTCACCCTGTCGGCTATGGCAGAGGCGTAGGAGAAGAGGACAAGGAGCATGGACCAGGCTTAGAGCTGTAGGGCAGACTTGGGGCAGTACAGCAATGTATTGCCCATTTTTTATTTGGAGAGTTGAGAAAAGTTGAGAAGCGTTGAGAAACTTTTTGAAAAACTTTTCTCATTTAGGAAGGGGATAATATGAATCCATATCAAAGAGGGCAAATAGCATTATGTGGCGACTATTTTAAGTATACGCCTAGCGGAGCGAGTGCATTTAAACATGCCGGGCGGTGGTATAAAGAACCTTTGCCGGGGAGTGTAGTATTTTTCTATAGTCCAAGCATGGGAAGAATTTGCCATGTTGGAATCGTTGAGAGTGTGGAAGGAAATAGGATCACTACGATTGAGGGAAACACCTCCGGAACTCAGGGAGACAGAAACGGCGGAGAGTGTAGAAGAAAGACTTATAACGGATTTTCTGTAGGCGGTAGGAACTGGATCAATGGATTTGGAAGACCTGTCTATGGAGATGATACTTGCACCGCACAGGAACTTTTAGATGTAGCCAGAGGGGAAATCGGCTATGAGGAGAAGGCTTCCCCCAATGGGCTAGAGGATAAGCACGCAAATAGGGGGAAAAACAACTACACTAAGTACGGACAATGGTATAACAATGGTAAAGCCTTATCAGAGTTCTGGTGTGCGGAGTTTGTAAGCTGGTGCTTCTACATGGCTTGTAAGAATCACGCCACAACGCAACAGGAGCCACGTAGAGAGGGCTGGCAACAGTTAAATGATAAATGGATGTTCTATGTCGATAACGTGCCTCTAT